AATTACTCACACAGCAAACAGATAGACGCACAGACAGCAAGATAGCACAAGTCCGATTACTACTAAGAGAGGTGGCATAATGGCTACATATGACATAACAGTACGGGTTACCTATCGCTACGAAGTCGAAGCAGATAGCGACGTAGAAGCGGAAAAGGAAGGCTGGATGTACGAAAACTATGCACACTTTGCAGAAGTGGACGACATACGTATAAGTGAACAAGAAGAAGATGAAGATATGGAAGAGGAGGAAGAATAATGCAAGAGGTTACAGAGAAAGAACTGTTAGATACCTTCATGCTACAAAGTGAAGGCACCAGGATTACTTCCTGGAGCCGACGAATTGTATTCAATGACGGAGACGGCGAGTTCATGGGAACACTAAGTTGGGATGCCGATGACGGATACGGAATGTACTGGTACGATGATGTACCGCTCATGGCACAGCGCCCCGAGTTCGAGTATGTTCTAGATTGCGTTACGAATGGGAACACTATCCCTGAATACGGAGACCCGTCTGATGCAGGAATAGATGGTGCATGATGGGTGAACCAAGAGAAGAAGATGACATAGCGCTAGGTAAGGGACACGATGAGGATGAGGAGGACGATGGTGACCCTGACGGCTGGCACGACGCACAGTTCGAGGACTGAACCTATACAGGGGAACTGCTACGGGGATTCTAATCCCGATGCGTGGTTCCCCGAAGTACCGCAGGGGCAATCTAGAAAGAAGATGCCCTTGCTAATTAGTGAGACACATAGGGCTCTTGCAATATGTGAATCATGTCCTAGAAAAGCGGCATGCCTTGAAGAGGGCATGGAGCATGAAAACTTGGCTTTTGGTATTTGGGGTGGTATGCTTGCAGGTGAGCGTGTCATGCTAAGTGGCAGAACCTTTACTAAACTAAGCGACCAGGGACGGGCTTTAATAAGTTACAAAATCCTTGGCCCACTAGTACGGAGGTAAACATGGCAAAAAAGATAATCCTGCTGTTGATTATACTAATAGCGGTCGGACTTCTATCTCGTTCGGTTAACCGAACAGAGGATACAGTTCCGGTACGTGAATGGAAGGTCGAAGATAGCAAGGCTTATGCAAAGGATACTGTCCAAGCGTGGGCCGATAATCAATACCTATGTCTAGAGAAGTTGTGGCACAAGGAATCCAACTGGAGACCCGAGGCATACAATAAGATAAAGGTAATGGGCAAGAACGCCGGAGGCATCCCGCAGATATTGGGCATGTCAACACAAATTCCTGCACCGCAACAGATAGATAGGGGATTCTCCTATATCATGCACCGATACGGCACACCATGCACAGCATGGAAATTTCATCAGAGGAAGGGTTGGTACTAGTGGCTAGTTATGAATACAAATGCAACAATGATTCCGAGTTCGTCATTGTTACTCGAGGCATGGCGGAAGACGAGATTATTCCGTATTGTGACACATGCAACGAGCCAATGGCTAGGGTCTATACGGCTGCGCCGGTCAAGTTCAATGGCACCGGCTTCTATTCAACAGGGGGATAAATGACAGATGACGAGATGCAGGAACTATGTAAGAACATCGTCGAAGGAGTAGAGCAATACTTTGAGACATACGACTGGGACAAAGCGTTTATCAAATACATGGAGGCACAATGAAGGATAGCAACTGGGACATAGACCTAAGGGCTGGTCTAGCAGGGGAGAGTAAGGTCGCTGACCTGCTCTCTCTTGACACCCTTGAGGTGAAGACAGATAGGCGTTGGCATGAGACTGGCAACATCTATATCGAGACAGATTACTGGAGTCGAGAACAGAATGCTTGGGTAGAATCAGGCATACGAACGACAAAGGCTACGCATTGGGCTTACGTACTAGAGGATTGCGTAATCATAGTACCAACCTATCGTCTTAGAGAGATGGTGTGGGAGAAGGGCAAGCCTATCAACTGCAACATACCACCTAACCCTTCCAGGGGTTATCTAATCACGCCAGGTTCTTTACTGGAGTTTGCTAGAGATATGTATAACTTCGAGGTACAACAGCAACATGAAAACTTCTTAAACGAGACCTATGGATAAAGAAACATTAATCGGTTTCTTGTCCTTGCTCGCCATCTTTGTTTTCGTGGGGTTCATCTTGCCCTACTTCTTGTGCTTCATCTACATCTAGGAATGGTCGGAATCCGCCTAGGCGTGTAATCAGCCTCTTGACTGCACGCTTATGGCGCATTCTGGCAGCATCATCACTAGGTAATCCTAGTTCTTCTGCGATTGAACTGTAAGTCATTGAGTTAGCATGCTTATGATAAAGAATGTTTTTATCTTCTATGCTTAACTTTATAAAACCAGCCTTAACTTCAGCCATCATAGCCATTAGATTGCCACCTTCTGCTGGCGCTGATGGTCTTCCTGGCATTCCAAGGTCTAACTTAGGTGCTTCCGTTACGTCGCCACGTAATACCGATGGCAGGATAGCCTCGACAACAGCAGCGTCATAGAAGAATATATCCGACACCTCATACCCTAGCGTTTTGGCTTTCCATAGTTGACAATAGTCCAGGGCTTGATTGCGAAGCGAACGATACAGTAAGTTCTGCGCAGAGCGATGACCTAACTTCTCCCACTCAGATAACTTTAGTGGATGCGACACAAACCATTCATAGAGCGATTGCTTAATGTCGTCGCGTTCAACCATGTTAAACTTGCTACGATACTCATCTGCAACATGAGAGATAATGTATTCCCACTTGTCAATGCGCTCCCAGTTTATCGGCCCCATACTTTGCCCTCAACAATGAACGACCCATCGCGTGCGATTGGGATGACAACGGGAACTACTGTGCGACCATCAACGTAGAGCATGCCGAAGCCTTGCTGCCACGTGAAGAGTCCGCCCTTAATATATTTTGCTTCTTTGTATTTCATCAGGTTTCCGACTTCCATACCCCATACTGTTTGAGGTGCAGATATCCCGTGAGATTGAGTGTGATGGGCAAGGCCCATGCGGTGCGTGTGACCGCACACGACTGACTTGCCTGTACGCATGGCTAAACCAAGGGCTGTAAGCCCTCCTGTGGACTTCATAGAGCCCTCATCGCCGTGCATGAGCAACCAGTTAGGGGCCAGTTCGTATGGCTTTTCATGGTATATAGCACCGATATCAGGCAGGCGCAGGAACTGCGGCAAGTCCAACTCAGGTAGCCCGAGTAACCCAGGAGCACGCATCATAACTGTGTTATACAAACGGTCCGTGTGGTTTGACCGAATGATATGCTTGACCTTGAGTGACTCGAGCACCCGAGTCGTTTCGTCTCTATCCCGTCCGATAGAACGTTCATATTCAAGGGGTGTACCCTTCGACCATTTTGAGATAGTCTGCATATCCATTTCATCTCCTACCGATACCACTTCGGTTGGCTTGTAAGCCTTAATGAAAGCAGCAAGGTTGGCAACAGCACGCTTATCGTGATAAGGTATCTGCAAATCGGACACGCAAACTATAGTTTTCATGGCTTCTTTTTAACCGTTTTCTTTGCAGTAGTTTTCTTAGCACGACGTTTATTTTCTTTAGCGACGTTCTTTGAGTGGCTCATCGCTTGGAGATTGCCAGCGCCATCACGACCAGCCCTGCCACCATTATCTTTGTGGTCCACGTCAACGGTCTTAGGTAACGTCTTGCCTGTAGTCTTTTCGTAATCAACGCGAGCCTTATTGCTAGACGTCGTAACAGTAGTCCCATCTTTTTTCTTACGCTTGAAAACATAGATTGGTCTACCGCCATTTTGTTTACTTCCTTTATACGGGCCGAATATCTTCATCCCATTGTCCTCTCAAGACGAGCAATCCAATGATTGCATAATTTGCCATATCCTTAAATGAATCTTCTAAGGACTCATGTTGTGGTTGAAAACCTTTTGTATCTTCCATGTACTCGTATAGGTTATTGATACGAGCCAACTTATCGTGCATACGAACCCTTAGACCATTGATTGCACCGCCGGGTGCTAATGATATATTCTTTGGACCGTAATCTCTGTGCTTACTAAGAAGTAACCGACCAAGTTCTTCAATGGTTCTATTCATGTGAGTCTCTAGATGAACCTCGCGTACTAAATACGGCTCAGGCTTTCGGTCAATCATCATTGTCATTCTCCTTTAGTAGGTTTTCTAATTCTTCATCAATCTCTGACATGTGCTGGTTGATGATTGCTTGATGAACTAAATCTTTCATCTTTGTAGTATCAGTCTGTGCTGCGTACAATGTAGCATAAGTAACTTCTGTAATTTGTCTTACAACATCTGGTTTATCTGCATTGTGATACAACTCTTCGAGTAAAGAACCGAGCATCAATCCGTACCCACTTGGTAGTTGGTAGACTGGCTCAAAGATTTCATCATCATCTTCAATGAGATGGTTGATTGCATCAAAGATGTTATCAAAGTTGGTGCCGCATACGCTGCACTGTGGAATCTCAATCACTATTCAATCCTATTCTTTCCCTGATGTAGTCAGCACCGTGCTTGACGTAGACAGAATTGACATCTTCCCCGTCTGGCATGGCGACGATAGTAACTGGCAGTTCTCGGGCAAGGCTGTTACCGAATTCCTTGCCAGGTTGGTCTCCATCAGTGAAAATAAATACTCTTTCAAAATCAGCGAGTAATCTGGTGTAATGCTTTTTCCATGAATTCGCACCCGGAACTCCAATGCAAGGGATACCAACGCATCCGCTGAGTGTGATTGTATCAAGTTCGCCTTCGCATACTCCAATCCAGTCACCTGCTCTTTCTATGTCTACTACGTTGTACATCTTGGTCTCTGCCCCTGTCATGCCCATATACTTGGGCTCGACTGCTGGATTCAGAGAGCGAAAGCGGATATCTACAACACCAGTCTTGGTGATATAAGGTATCGCTAAACGACCTATGTATGCTTCATGTCCTGTCTCAGGCGCTTCTACTACGCCTAATCGCGCCTGACGTGCTACTTCCTTTGTGATGCCCCGGCTTGCTAGGTAATCTTCCGCCAGAGAGATGCTTGCCGCGTACTTGGCCGCTGCTCTGCCCAATAATTCCTTCTGCGATTGACTTTGCTTCACGTATATCGCATCCTTCCTTCTTCGCAATTATTTGAATGCTATTGCCTTGCATACCACACGCGAAACAATTAAAAATGTTCTGCCTTGTATTGAAACTTGCGCTTGCATGAGAGTCGTTGTGGAACGGACACTTGAGATTTACTTGACCGCTGGTGCGGTTGACGTTGGCACCATAGTACTTTAGTACTTCTACAATATCAGGTAAGTCATCATTACTTGTCACCGAATACATCGCCCAACCTTAATACTAGATAGGAATCTGCTATCGACTTTCCTCTGGCTTTGATAACCAAGGCCGGAAGGATGGATTTCTCTTCAATCTGTCTTGCTTCTGAATAATTTTTTGCTTCTGTTTGAGCCTCTCGCGTCCAACCGCTGAGGTCAATAGCGTTGCCTGCCCCTGGGGCCTTGCATTCAAGGATACCGATTGATGCGTTAATAAAGTCCGCACGGACAACAACGTCGCCCTCATCTTTGCTACCTCGCCTTGCAAGGCGTTCAGCGTCGTATCCAAGTCCTCTAAAATAGTCTTTGATGTCTGTTTCATATGTCGCCCCTCTAGCCTTGTGTGATTTCCTAGTTGTCATCCGCCCACCCTGACAATCTGCAATCCTTGCATAAAATTATTGGATACCGCACTCCGACCTTCAAGTATACATACTCATCGCAGCCAGAGCGCTGGCATCTGCGCCTATAAGCGCCGTTTGGTAGCATTATACGTTCTCTGGAATATCATCTATGTACATGTACTCTGGATTGAATGCCAGCCATGTCATGAGCGTTCCGTTCGCGTCGGCTCTTCCATAGCGATTTTTGACTGATGCCACGCCCATCGATGTGCCAACTGTGCCGAGCGTACATATGAGAGCAGGGAGTTGGGATACTTTACCTTGGATGGCGCTTCTTGGTTGGCAAGGATTTCCAGGAACTGCTTCCGAAGTATGGTGTAAAACCACAATTGCAGCGTTAGTCGCTCTCGCAAGGTACTTCAACTCCTTCATGATGGCACGCATTGAAGCGAACTCCTCACCACCATCGGTGGCTACGTCCATCAAGTTATCTACTACGATTAAAGTTGGGGGGCAACCCCATAGTTCTTCGAATGCTTGCAC